CTTATAGTATTGTCAAGCACTTTTTAGTACTTTTATTGAAAGTTATGCACAGCGTATAATAAAGACATGAATTATCGAAAATCCGGTCTTACACCAGCTAAGAAGAAGTTCGCCGAAGTCTACGCCAAAACAGACAACGCTAGTAAAGCCGTCAGAATAGCTTTTAAAGGGAATAAATTAACTAAATATTCGATCCGCGATAAAGGTAGAACGCTACTCACAAACCCTCACGTAAACGCTGAGATAGAAAACCAAAAACATAGAATGGAATTAATTGCGTCTAAGGCAGTGGACAAAATAGAAGGGTTAATAGACAGTGAAAATGAAAATATAGCTACTCAGAATAGTTGGAAAGCTTACGAACAGGTACATGGTAAACCACTAGGAAAAAATATCAGTTTAACAGCTGTAACAAATTTAGAAGATGCACTAGAGTCATTACAGAGGGAATAATTTACGGTAATATTGATCTTTGCATTTACGATTACAGTATTTACGAGCTTTTATTAGAGGCCATTCAAAATTCGCACTACAGTTAAGACACCTCCAATATAGCTTAATATTTACTGGAATTCTCTTAAATCTATGATAACTACGCATTGTAAGCCCTCCTTAGAACGTATAGTAAGTACTAATACGTTAGTATACGTTATTATACATATATGTTAAGTCGTACAATGTTAGGCGTAGTATAGATCATAAGAATAGTACCTTATATATAAAGTATAGGGGGTATAGGGGTACGGGGGCTTTCCCATACATGGCGGTATTTTAACGTAAACCGAGTGAGCGTAGCGAGAGGAGGTTTATGAATTAGTATATATTTTTAGGTTATCTTCTAATATACTGCTACCGTGGATGATGTAAATAAGATATTAGAGATTGCTAAAGATTTTTATCGGTTCTGTGAAGTAAATTTAAAGATTAAGACTAAGACTGGGGAGTTGGTTCCTCTAGTTCCTAATGAAATTCAGCGGCAGTTGGTGGAGGGGGTGCTGAGGAAGCTAAGAGATGAGGAGCCGGTTAGGTTTATTATTTTAAAGGCCAGGCAGCAGGGAGTGAGTACTATTATTGAGGCTTTGATTTATTGGTGGACGATCACTAATAGGGGGCAGCAGAGTAAAATTATCGCCCATGACAGTGATACCTCGGAGTATTTGTATAATATTTTCCGAACTTATTATGATAATTCCAATCCTTTGTTTAAGGTTAGTACAAAATACAACACTCGTAATGATATTACTTTTGCTAATGAGGCCGAGCCGCATAAAAGTTTGAATTCGCAAATTGATACCGCTACGGCCGAGAATACCGGTACTGGGAGGGGGCAGACGATTCAATGGTTGCATGCTTCGGAGGTTGCCAAATGGCGTAACGGCCAGGAAATTGTCGCTGGTTTGATGCAGGCGGTGGCGTTGATGAAGAATACGGCAATTTTTCTGGAATCTACGGCTAATGGGATTGGTGATTATTTTCACACTACCTGGCAGGCTGCTAAACGGGGGGAGAGTGCTTTTGAACCATTGTTTTTTCCGTGGTCTATCCATAAAGAGTACGAATTACCGGTTCCCAAACATTTTATTCTCACTAAGGCGGAGAAAGAACTTCAAAAAGAACACGGTCTCAATAAGAGGCAATTGCAATGGCGTCGCAAAAAAATGTTGGAGTTCACCGGCGATGAAAAACGCTTTTATCAGGAATATCCGCTGACTGATGCGGAAGCTTTTCTAGCATCCGGCTCCCCCAGGTTCAATATTTACAAACTTCAGGAAATGGAAAGCAAATGTTACGACCCACAGACCGTTGAGCTGATAGAAAAAAAGACTAAGTTAGGAACTCCCAAGATAATTCCTAAATCTTTGGAGGGGGCACCGTTAAAAGTTTGGTTTCAACCCCAGGAAGGTCATGAATATGTCATAGGTGCTGATGTGGCTGAGGGAATTGAAGAAGATTACTCGGTGGCGACGGTTATGGACCGGGATTCGCACGTTACCGTGGCCCGTTTCCGGGGTGATGTTGAACCATCGGATTTTGGTGAGATATTGGATATTATTGGCCGTTGGTATAACCGGGCATTAATAGGTTGTGAAATTAACAATCATGGGTTGACAACTGTCCAACGGTTGAGGGACCTGGGTTATGACAAACTGTATCGTCGTGAACGGGGTATGGATGAGCGTTATGAAGAATATACTTCTAAACTTGGTTGGCGGACCGATATGCGAACTAAACCTTTAATGATAGATGCTCTTTCGGAGGCTATTTCTTTAGGTCAAATAACTGATTACGACAAAATATTTATTTTAGAATGTATGACTTATATAAGAGATAATCGTGGCCGTACAAACGCCCAGGAAGGCCAGCATGATGATACCGTTATCTCAACGGCTATCGCTTTACAACTTTTTGAATGGAACCCGATAAGTGAGCGCAAATACCAGATTCCTTCGCATTATCCCCAGCGATACATGGTCCAGCGTCAACGAAATAAAGCTTTATTACAAATAAAAAGATGATATTCTTAGGTTATGGTAAATCATGGTAGTTAAAGCTCCCACCCCGCCAACCATTCTCGACGAGGTGTTGGAAAAATTCAAAGCCGCCCGAACTTATGCCCGTAAAGGTTTCTGGGATACCTGGGATGAGGGTTGGAAACTTTATAACAATAAACGCGTTTCCATGGGTTATGACGGTAACACCGAAGTTTTTGTACCCGAGACTTATACCTTGATGCAGTCTATCAAAGCCCACTTGGTGAACGGTAATTTACAAGTCGAATTCTTACCGACCCATGAGGAGCAGACTGGTGATGTGGCAGTTTTACAGGATCTGTTTAATTATGCCTGGACCCACGATTTTATGGACCAAAAAGTTGACAGTGCGATTGATGAAATGGGAATTACCGGCAATGCCTACATTTTTACTTTTGTTGGTGAGAATGGTCTACCGTCTTCCAAATACGTCGCTTGTAAGGATGCCTTTTTTGATCCCCAAGCTTCAGATTACTGGTCACTTCGCTACTGTGGGTATCGCTATCTAACGACGCTTGAAGATTTAAAAGCTGAACAGATAGCTAATACCGAATATAACTCTAAAGATAAGAAATCTACTGCCAAAGTCGGCCGTTACCAGAATCTTGGGGAGGTCGAAGCCGGATTTAAAGATTATGGAAAAGACAAAACCGCCAAGCAGGAACGCGAAGAAATGGTCGCTGGTTCGACTCTGGCCGACACTAAAGACGTCGTTGAATGTATCGTTTACATCGACAAACAGAGAATGGTTACTGTTGCTAATCGAGTAACGGTTATCGAAGACGTTGAGACGCTCTTTAAACGAGCCAAACAAACTGTCGAGAGTGTTGATGATCAAGGGCAAGCAATTAGTTTTGAAAAACCGGAAATTAAGCCTTTCTTGCCGGTAGCGCCTTTTAGAGATATCGTTGATGGTTCAATGTTTTATGCCAAGGGGACAGTCGAAGTTATTGCTGAATCTCAGGAACGTTTGAATGATGTCCAATCGCAAAAAGCCGATAATTTGACCTATCAACTTAATCGAATGTGGGCTCTAGATCCGGCTTTTGCCCAAAAAATTGATGAGATTCAATCAATTCCAGGGGCGGTTTTCACTATTCCTCCAGGTGCCCTAGAACAGATCCCCACTCAGCCTATCGGCACCGATGCTGATAATGAAATTTCCCGTATTAAAGCCGAAATGTCAGCCGCTACAGCCGCCAATGAACTGGTTCAGGGGACACTGCAGACCACTGGACGACCAAGTGCTTATCAGATTAACCAACAGTTAGTAATGGCTGGTTCACGTTTTCAGGTCAAAATAAGGCAGTTAGAAAATGAAGCTTTCCGAATCCTAGTGATGAATATGTGGAAAGTTATGCAGATTTATATCGATAAAGAAATACCGATGCGAGTCGGTGGTGTTGAAGGTACTCAGTGGGGAGTTTACAACCCTGGACTATATCTAGGAGATTGGGACGTTAAAATAATGCTTGGTGCCCGGGCCGAAGCGGTTAAAGAAACCGCCCGTCAACAAGCAATGCAGTTTTATCTTTTGGCTTCTAAACTGCCATTTATTGACCAACAACAATTATTTGCTATGACGGCTACCGAAATGTTCAGTAAGACCAAGCGTGAAATTCAGGCCTTGATCGCCCCACCGCCGCAGGAACCACCACCGAGTATCGTACCCAAATTGATAGAATCGGTTAAATTCGCTGAACTCTATCCTGATGAACAAGCTGAACTGTTATCTGAATCGGGTGTTACACCTTCGCCTCTCAGAGAACAAGCCACCGGAGTTCCCAATCCACCACCCAATCCAGAATCAGCTGCCGTGCATGCCAGTATTATCCACGCTCCACAAGGGGCACCGACACCCCAGGACTCCTCGCAAATTGGTTTACCTGGTCGTCAACT